CTAACGGCAACCGTCAACGATCGAATATCTGACTGCGCCTGAACCCTGTCGATATTGAAGTTCATCAACCAAAACGCCCTGATTGGCACGCTCATAACTTCCAAATACGACATCGAGTAGAAGTGCATTACGCGACAAAAAAGAAACCCGAAATCGAGTTCCTTGATGTCGATGCTTGTTACTTTTTTCCGCTTTCTTCCTCTTGAGTTTCTTCAACGCCGGCGACGTCATCGCCACGAACAAATTCAATGATTGCTTTCAACTGGTCCAGATTCAGACGCTTCAGCTTTTCGACGGAGGCGGTAGGCACGCTACGAACGACCATTTCGACTGCGCTTTGGAGCTGCTTCACTGACGACTCTTCGGTAGCCAACGTTTCCGCTTGCGTGGTGGTCTCGATGAAGTTTTCAACCGTCATATCAACGACAGCGTGCTTTTCGCCAAACAAAATAACTTGACGGGTAACAACAGCCAGCTTGTCCAGATTCAGAACTTTCATGTGTATCTCCTGATTAAAGTAGTCCCGCCAATGGGCGGGACTAGCGTGAACTGACTTACGTCAGTGGTGAGTTAGGTGTTAGACCGCGACAGGATCGCCGATGGCGAACAGTCGGCCAGTTGCGTCGGGATAGCCGTTGAACTCGCAAGAGAAGATGCGTTCATCTTCCAGCTTGTAAGCAAACTGAAGCTGACCGGCGGTAGCGGCTTGATAGACGGTGAAGTCTTCCGAAGCGTCAAGCTTGCCAACGGGACGCAGAACCAGTGAACGAGCGATATCAAGCAAGCTGACGCCGATACCGGTCGGCACGTCAACGCGAGCAGCGCCGGTGCCATTCAAGCCACCAGTCATGGTAGCGGCAGACATGGTCACGGCAGCAGCGGCAGTGCCGGTAGCGAGCGTGAACGAGTTGCCAGCAAAACCCTTGGTGTCAGCAGTCAGGGTGGTGACAGCAGTAGTGCCGCTGGCGGTGACGCTGGCAATGGCCTGTTCGCTTGTTCCGTTAATGAAGCTGCGCAGATTGGTAGCAACCAAGGTGGCGGTAGTATCCAGATCGACCTCATTGGCGCCGGGATTAGCAGTGCCCTTGGTGCGGAAGGTAACAGTCTTGCCGTTGATGAGAATGGTCTGACCGGTGGTCGGCAGCGAAGCGATGGTGATGGTGCCGGTTGCGGCGGCGGCGCCGACGTGAACCAGAGTAGCGCCAGGCATGATTCGAACCAGATTTTCCAGCGTGGTCTCAGCCAGCGGGCACTTGACCATGACTTCGCGACCCATCACGTATTCATTGATCGGGGTTTTGCCGAACTGGTCGATGTTGACTTTGTGAGTGTCGGTCTTCACGGACACATCGACGCCACCCTTGGTGTAACCAAGATCGACGCCATCGAAGAAGACTTGGCAAACGCCAAGCTTTACGTTTTTGGTGCTACTAGCCATTTGAATTTCCTTTGCAAAGGTTTGTAAGTCAGTGCTGACTTATGGAGACTACCACAAAGCCTAGTCAATGTCTAGGCCCTGAATGAATTTCGTTACTACGTTTACCATCCTATTGCCAATTTCATCACGCATCGCTTCAGCGGCACGTTCGAGAAATCGACCACCCGCCTCAACGCCATTGGCGAGCCCGTGTTGTACAGACTTTTCGCTTGGCATAAAGCCCGTATCGTTGCCGCCCCAGCCCATGTGTTCATGCACGAACCACGCATATTCGCTGACGTGGCGAGTGCCATGCTTTTTCTTTTTTGGATCTCTTACCGGCGTTCTTTCGTTGAGAAAAACGTCGTAGGTGGAGTATCCAGCGATAAATCTTCCTTTAGCGTCGCGCACGCTTGACCCGCGTCGTGCGCTTTGAATCGCTTTGTGCAAGTCGCCATAATCAATGGGAGCCATCTTTCTCGCCAGGTCTCTCATCTCTATGGAGATTTCCTTCAACTCATCTTCAGCGACGCCAGGGACTTCACGTAGACGTTCCAGGCTTAGTCTGACCTTGTCAAGACCAAACGTGTCCAGCGTCATATTGTGAACAAGACGTCGAAATCGACCGAAAACTCGATCAAGTTGCCTTTTGATATTGGATAAACAACCGGCAACGTTGTTGGTCGCATGTAGGTAAAGTCCATCTCGTCGACCGCCGTGTTGGTCAACGTCAACGCTGCCACAACATCAGCAATCAATTGCTCCCCGCCGGCGTATGTTGTTGACCTTACGATTAGCTGAAAGTCTGACTTGAAGTATCCTGGCAACTCATAGTCAATGCGAGTTCCCTGAAGTTTATTTCGCAGCAATATGCCCTGCGGACACTCCAGCGGAATCATGTTCAAGAAAATCGTTTTCGCTTGCACGCCGAGTCCAGCGTCTTCAAGCAGAGCAGCAAGAGGCAGTAAGTTCATCGTTTACCCCAATAAGCACAGACGATTTCGTAATGATCCAAGTTTCCAGAAACGTCGTGACGCGGAAACCTTCCAACGACAATAAACTCCATGTTGAAGAAGAGAATAACGTCATTGATGTTTGCCGCCGTCGACTTGGTCAGCAGAAACTTTGAGTCTGTTTGAGCCTCAAGGGCCGATCCGCGAGACGCCGACGTATCAGCTCGAACTGACGATTTTTCTTCCTTGATGTTCAAACTCACAACCGAGCATCGCTCTTTGTACTTTGTGCTTGGCGTAGAGATGCCATAAATATCCGGACCATTGGATTTTTCGATGGTGCAGTTTTGATTAGGGCGAAACATGGGCCATCACCGTCGTCTTGGAATTGGGGTGAAAATACTTGTTGCGAACTTCTGCCAACGAGGGATAAATGTCATTGCCAGACAGCGAGAATACGTGACCGCCATCGGTCTCGATCAAGTCAACGCCGGATGCTTTGAAGCCTTCAATTTGCCAATCAACAAACGACTGGTATGCGAAGTCTCTCACCAGCGCACTTAGCAATTTTCTCGAATGCCACTTACGGCCAGATGTGTCTGTCGATTTGAATTCGATTACCGACACCCTCTTTTGAATAAGCGCACCCATTGCATCCCCCGCATTCTTTATCAGGTTTGCAAACGCGCCGACTCCTGTCATTGCGAGTTTTGTCGCTTGGTTCAAGTTTTCAATCACCATCAGTCGAATCGAGTTCAGGGTCTTTTCTTTTCTGTCGCTGACAGACGTCACAAGCTCTTCTGACGCATCCTCAAGCAATGATCGGGAGTAGTTGTCAACTTCTCTCACGGCAAGGGAATAGAACGTCTTCGCAAAACCAAAGGCGTCAGATTTGAGACTTGCCACAGCTCTAGGTGTGACTTCAGTTCCAGGCGCCCGCAACTGCTGATAGCGACCATTCAAGGCGAACAAAAAAAGCTCATATTCGCTAGTCAGCCTTTGCGTCAGCTCTTCGTAAGACATCAAGAGCCTCTGCCGATCGATCTGGAGAACGAAATATATTTGCTCAAGTATCTCAGCGCCCGCTTTGAGATTGGTAGGTCAAGCGGCTTACCTTGTCTGTACGCCTGTCTAGACTCACCTACCACATCGAGCGTAATGCCCTCTTGGCGCTTAATCTCAGCGGGATCGCCACCGAGAATCGCATCTGCTTCCGCAAGCTGAGCTTTAGCCAAAGCAACTCTGAGACGGATCGAAAGCGTCAGATATTGAACTGGCGTCAACGTTGATAGGTCTCCGGCACTATCTCCGTAACCAACACTGTCTTGAGAAAATGAAAAGTTCAATTGACAAATTCGAACCCGAGAATCAATCAATGCCGCTATTCTGTCTTTGTCGTCGGCAGCATCCCAACCGGGCGTGTTGGGCACGTCCAGCGATGTCAACTCCGCTTGCGGTAGCGTCTGAAATGAATTGATGCCTACAACTAGCGCCTCTGCTGGCTCCAGCGCATAGCTCTTTGACAGCATGACCGTGTTGCCAGTCACGTTCAGAAAAAGCTCGACCGTTCTCACTTCTCGAACAGAGAAAGTATCAATTTGATCGTTACTGATAATTGTCGGAATGACAGCTACGGTATTTAGCGTTGCCGGAACAACAACCGTAACTTCGGCATCTTCACTTACAAAGCTTCCGATCGCTGTCAGTGGGACAATCTCCACTCCGCCTTGCGCTGTCACCCGGTAACTTACGGACGTGACGCTGATTGGATTGCCGCTACGATCCTGTAGCGGGATAACCAGCGTGACTGGTGTTCCGGCAAGGTAAACGTCCATTACGCCGCCGCTACAGCCAGAATTGAAGCGATCAGACCATTGATAGAGTTGCCTTTGATGCCAAACGAGTCAGCAATAACGCGCAATCCAGCAATGCCTTCTTTGTCCGCAATCTCACCAAGCTGCTCTTCTGTGTACTTTTCGCCAGAAACGACCTGCTCTGCGACTTCGACGTTCTCGACGTTCTCGACGTTCTCGACGTTCTCGACGTTCTCGACGTTCTCGACCGGAAAGTTGCCAGCCGGCGTTTTCATGTTGTCCAAATAAATCTGACCAACGTTTGCGGGAGAGCCATCTTCCCACTCGCATTTCATAACAGCGGCCATTCGCGTTGCATCCATCGGCAACACGTCGGTCGTGGACAAGCCTTCCTCGAAGAAGGTTACGCCCATTTGAGCGCTGTATTTTTCGAAGCCAGGTTGAGTCAAGCGTAATTTCATTTTCATTCCTTTGAATGCAAAAAGGCGGGCCGATTAAAGCCCGCCTTCTAATTCTACGTCACCGGTGACTTACCCGGCAAGACTTAGATGTTGGTAACGCCGGCCAGACGAGCAATGGAGCGGGTAGACTTCAGAGCCAGACCGGTGTACCACTTCAGACGGATGCGGGTAGCATCTTTGTTCTGAACGGTGCCGATGTTCTCAACCACGATACCGGCGTTGTCGCCGCCGTACAGACCATGCAGACCGTCCATTTCGTTCATGCGCAGGGCGTAAACGGAAGTAGTCAGACCGCCAGTTTGCGAAGTAACCAGACCACCAACCATCGTCTCGGTGCCGACCAGGAACTCGTTCATGATGATCGGGATACCGTTGTGGGTCAGCATCGGGCGACCGAAGTTTTCCAACTGTTGCATCACGGCGTCAGTGCCGTAGGTGGCGCGCAGGAGAGCGCGGAAGGCGCGAATGGTGCCACGACGCATCACGATGACGTCAGCGCCATTCGGCACGGCGTCACACAGTTCGTCAAGCATGGTCAGGGTCAGAGCGGCGCCGGTAGCGGCAGAAGCGGAAACGTACTGCGAACCGCCAGCAGTTGCAGCGGAAAGCTGAGCGTCAACAGCCAATTTTGCCAAGCCGTCGAATTGCTTCGGGCTGGTGCCAGAATTGCCAGTAGCCAGGGTTTTGTGGAATTCGCGAGCGACGGCTTTGGCCTTCTTGGCAATTTGAATCGCCATCTGGTCATTGGTGTCACCCATTGCGGATTGCAGGAACTTGTCCACGTCAACGTCGCCAGCCAGAATGCGCAGCTTGGCAACGACTTCGGTGAAGGTCGCGGCAGATTCATTCACCGCATCGTTCGGGTCAAGCCAGTCGGCGGAACCCATCGTGGTTTCACGGTTGTAGACGTAGGCTTTGCCGTTCACGCCCATAAAAGGCAGAATGGAAAACAGATCGTCACGCTCGATAATTTGGTCAATCACGCCAGAAATGAGCTGGTTATTAGACAGCTTTTCGGCTTCGGCACGGAGCAAAGGCATTTTGATTCCTCAATGTTTGGAAATAAGCAAGCAGGTAATTCGGCCTTAGTCACTCAAGTCACCGATGACTAACATCCTACCACAAGTAGGAGCAAAACACAAGTCATCGGTGACTTATTTGTTAGCCGGCTTTAATGCTGCCGATACCGGCTGCGATTTTGCTGATGCCGTCTACCGCCTGCGATTTTTGCGAACTTGGGCCGGGGCCTTTGCGACTGTCGCTTGATGCGCCCGGTTTGATCTTGGACTTCAGCAAGTGGTCTTTTTCCGGATCAGCTTCGATGATGCTTTTCATCGCGACTTCGAAGTCAACCGCGTTGCCGTACTGGTCAACTAGAGCGGTTCTGGAGGCGGAACCGCGCGGCTTGTCGTAACCCACTACCTTGCCATCAACCAGATCGAAATGATCGCCATAAATAAGGCGAGCCTTCGAGGGAGTCAGCGTCAATTCAGAAGCGATGAATGTGGATTGACCAAACTTGGTGCCAATAGTCAGTTCGTTGATTGAACCATTCGCCTTGGTGACTTGACCAGTCAGCGCGTCGATTGTGTCCTTCAGCGTCTTGACTTCTTTGGTGTGTTCTTCAGCCATGCGTTGCTTCAGACGGTCGTAATCGCCCTTCGCTTCAAGCTGCTTTTCTTCGGC